TCATACCCTCATCGGTCTTGGACAGCGTAGCTACCTTGACCTTGAGGTGGATCTCGCGCTCCGTGCCGATCGGGCCAACGTCGCCCAATTCAGCGAGCTGCTCCGTATCGAGGTAGAGTTTCGGCTGGGGCTTCTTGTCGTCGCCCATCAGCGTCTTCATGACGTCGCCCATACCCATGATCAGTTACCCAGCAGAGTTTTGTTTGCGGTCGACGCAGTACCAAGTGATGCCTGCTCCGCAACCTGCGTGCCTGCGAGCCCGCGTTGCTGCCGAAGTCGGCGCTGTGCATCTGTCCGAGCCTTAACGACAGCCGGGTCGGCCTTCGTCGGGGGCGGCGGCAACGGTGCGGGTGGCGGGGGCGGGGCAGGCGCTCCGCCGCCAAAGCCGGGGAGAACCAAGAGCTGCTTGAACTTCATGACAAAACCTTTCGGCCCCACGATAGAGCGATGTAGTTGGTACGGCGTCAACGCCCACGACTTGATGGCGCAGACTACTTTGACGTGGCCGACGCAGTTGTTCAGGATCACGGGCTGCATCAGCGCCTCCGTCCCCCGATCAATCTCAAGTACTTCGTAGCCCTGATTGCGATAATGGTCGGCTAGATCGAAGTCGGCGGCGGCCTCGGACTTAATGGCCGGCAGCCCTTGGTGCCAGTTGTAGCTGACCCACACGTTGCGCTCGGTGTCTTGCAAGGCACACCAGACGTGCCTCCGCTTACGGTTAAGCAGCCACGCTAGAGGGTGGGCGTTCTCCGCCCCAAAGATGACAAGGCATTGCATGTCCTTCCCCTTTATAGGAAAAGTCAACCCGTGTCTACTGGGGAAATGGGTCGTAGTCCATCGCCGTTTCCGCAAGCGTTCCAGCGTAGCCCATCCGCGACGGGTAGACCGGCAGGACGTAGGTCAATGCCAAGGCGTCGGCAAGGTCAGGCGAGGCAATGCCCCGGCTCTTCGCGGCTTCCTTGCTCTCCAGCTTGATCTCGTTCTTCAGGGTGTAGCCATACTCAAGGCCGGTCAGGTCGGTGATCAGGTCCGGCTCGTCGGGTAGCCTGATGCCATCGATGATCGCCTCCTTCAAGTTGCCCCACATCTGCGCCCGCAGGTTCGAGTAGCCACGCTGCGTCGCCTTACTGCCGAAGTTGATCTCGACAACTTCGAGCCCGAGCTGCCTGCACCGATCGACGACACCGCCGCCTACTCCGCCCCCGTCGATGAAGATCGTGTCGGGGTTCTTGTCTCGGGCCACCTCGACGACCTTGGCTGCCACCTCCATCGTATCAAGCCCCCTGAACCTGTGCCATCCTTGGCTCTCGGCGTCTCGGCCCTGCCTCATACAGATCACAGACTGATCGTCGCCAAACCTTGCGACGTCGACGCCCATGACCAGCGGATCGTGCGACTGTACTGCCACTTCGAGGTTGATGCAGGCACGAGCCGCCTCGCTCGGGATGAACTGCAGCTCGCCGGCTGACGGGAACTGCCCCAGCACCCGGACCTTCACGAAATCACTGTCGATGCCATAGTCGCTGATCCAGTTCTCGAAGACCTTTTTGTTCGTGATCTTCACGTCCCTGCTGTCGATGTGGCGTCGGACATACCGATGCCGGAACCTCCCAGCCATATTCTCGTAGAACCGCCCAGTGTTCCTCGTCGGGTTGCCGAAGTCGAACGTCATCGGACTGCCATCAGTCAGCCCGCCCTCGCGCACCTCGAAGATCTTGTCGGGCACCGCTGATGCTTCGTCGAAAATATAAAACGGGGTTGCCTGCGCTGCGTGCAGCCCAGCGAATGCCTCGCTGTTTTCTTCGCGACAGGTCTGAGCATCGACACGCCACGTCTCGCGGTGATCGTTGTGGTACATGTTCATCGATCCGCCGCCGCCAGCGTTTAAGGTCCACCAATGCTTCGTGATGCCGATGTGGTGCCATTTGGCGACCTCGGCCCACGTTTTGGTCCGAAGCTGCTCGGATGTGTTGGCCGTCACGATGCCCTTGCTGAACGGGCGGGTGTCCATGATCCAGCGGATCAGCCACGCAGTCAGCGCGGACTTGCCAATGCCGTGTCCGCTGGCCGTACTGAATTGAATTGGGTCGACTGCAGTATGGCCGTCGAAGCGTCGATCGCGGACCTCTTGACCGACCTCTTCCATGAAGCCAACGGCCCAGCCGTCGGGGCCTGAAAACCCTTCGAGCTGGCCGTTGCCCCACGGATAGCTGAACAGAACGTGGCCGAGAGGATCATCGTAGAACTGCGCGATCTCGTCGGCCAGCTCAACGTCAACAGCGGGTTGGCTCACAGCGGGTCGTACTCCGACATTGTGTGAGCGACAGGGGCGTCGACGCCCCGGCACTGGCCGTCTGGGTGGCTAGGATCTGCAGACGTCGACACCCGCTTGGCGCCGCACGTCTTACAAATATCCATGCTCCCCGACCCCGGCATCGGACTGCCCCAGAGGTGGCTAGCCGGTGCCGAGTGCGGGTGCGCGGCTCTCGCCATACTGTCGGTCATTTCTTAGGTTTGCGCGGCTTCATCGGCTTCTTTTTTGTTCCATATGCCATGTCATGTTCCTTTCCTTGGTTTTGCAGTTTTCGCGCTCTTCTTAAACGCAGCGGCAGTTGGCGCGCCTTTGCTGCCGGGTTTACGCATACGCTCGCTGCTACCCTCTGCGATGCGGCGACGCTTCGCTTGAATATTTGCGTACAATCCGGGTCGTGCCATTTGGTTATCCGTTCACTACGCGGAGCTTGGCGACGCGGTCGCGTCCCTCTTGCAGCCGCTGCGTCATGTCGTTGAGGTCGATGTTGGCGTTGATATTCTCGTTGGGCAAAACCTTAGCCAGCAACGTCACGAACGTGCGAGGCTCGTCCTTGGCCAGCATCGTCAGATAGTCAGCGCCGCCAGCACGCTCGAACGCCTCAAGGATCGCAGACTTCATGTCCTGCGTGGTCTTGTTTGGCGTGCCCTTCTTCCTGCCGCCGTACTTTTTGCCAGTTGTGTTGGCCATAACTAAATCATCCTAGTTCAGTTTCAGAGACTAGTCCCGCCAGCCTCAGCAGGTCAAGCACCGTATCCTCCTCCATGACGTAGAGCCGCCGGTTACGATCCTCCCTCACCACAATCATATCGCTGCCGCCCCCCTGATCCAGAGCCTGATACAGAAAACGGTAACCGGTTTTCTTACGTTTTGCCTCGATGATGTATCTGCCGGCCAACTTTACGTCGCCTTCAAACTCCTCGCCGAGCCGCGCATATGCTCCGCTCGCAAAGACGCGCCGAGCTTCGACGCCGTTCTCCTTCCAGAAGTCTGCCGTCTCTTTCTCCAGCTCGTAGCCGCGCTGCTTGTTTCTATTCGCCATCGTACTTCACCATTGCCTGAGCGAAGCCGCATAATCCATACTGTTGCGACGGAATTGTGAATGGGTCGCCGTAAGGAACCCACCCGTCATCCAACATTTCCTGAACCCGGACCCCAAACGGGACTCCCCATTTCTCCGCATAATTTCCCTGAATAACAATATCGTAATCAATAATTTTCCGGTCACTCATTTGGTAGTCCTCCTCTAGTCCCCACGGGGTGACCCAGCACCGTGCTGGGGTCTCCCGTAGGGAGCCCTTGTTGTTTGATACGAATCGGCCTTTGTTTTCAACGACTTAACCCCTATCCAACACTATCCAACACGCTATCCAACATGTTGGAACTAAGTTGTTGATATACATACATAAAACCTTGTTGGATAGATTCTATCCAACACGTTTTTCGTCATCTCTTGTTGGATAGGCCCAAAACGGGCAAAAACCGCAGAAACGCTCGGAGCGAGCCCCTCATCTCTGACGCTAATCAAGGTCCACCTCCAATGCCCAAGCCTTGCCCTTCTTAGTTGTACGAACGACGCCCAACTCGCTTGATATAGGACCGTCGAACAGCTCCTTGATCCTGTCATATCTAGCTGCCGTGACGTCGCCATCTGTCAGCGGCCATCCCAATATCCCCTTGCCGTGGACGTCCTTGATAGTGTGCGTGCCGGCGCCCATCTCCTTGCATATCTGATAGGCCAGCTCGCCGGCCAGATATGCGTCGTCACCTGAATGCTGGAGGACGTTCTCCGCCTCGCTAGCACTCGATACGCGGCAGACGCCGATCTCAAATCCCTCCGGCAGCTCCTCACCGACCAGCTCATAGACGACCGGCACCAGCGGGCGGCCTTCGCGTATCTTGCCCGTGTCCAGCACGATGAACCGGCCCAATTCGTCCTCCAGAAACTTCTGTTTCCACCGCTTGCGGGGCTCTCCGCCTGCCGGCATCCAGTTCGCCAGCGTAAAGCCGCAGTCGAGTGCGCTGTAGATGGCCCCAGAGCCTCGCCAAGCGCCGCTGTCGGCCCTGTACCAGTCGTTGTCCTTGTTTCGGTCCTTCGGCGTGTGGTGGGCATGTATGACGGCAGCCCCAGTCAGCGAGCTGATCAGCAAAAATGCCTTCGTCAGCATCGCAGCCGACGTCGCTGAGTTCTCGTCCATCGCATCGGACAGTGTGACGTATGGATCGAGGATGACGACCTGAGCTTTGTGCTTCCTGCACCATCCGACGACCTTAGCTACGCTCTCCCGATCGATCTCAGGTGTGCCGATCTCATTGAGTGCGATCAGGCGAAGCATCCCCTCAGTCTTGCCCCTCACGACGATGTCAGCACCAGAAGTGATACCCATATGCTGCGAAGCGGCCTTGAGACGGCGTTTGATGTCCTCGACCCGCTCCTCATTAGCGCACCACATCACGGACGCAGCACTCGAAGCAGGCAGACCCATCGCCTCCGTATTACCTGCGGCGAGGCAGATCGATAGGTGGGCCAGCCACCGCGTCTTGCCGACGTTAGACGTACCGCCGAGGCTGACAGTTCCGCCCATCGGTATCATCTGATCGACTAGCCATTCGATCGGAGGCAGCACCTCCACTGCAAGAGACGCGGCGGTCATGACCTCGATCTCATCGTCGTCGTCCCCAACAAGCTCCTCAATATCAAGGGCAGTCGTCTCCTGCTGGGGACCGATAGGGCGGACGGCGATATCCATAAAGGGCTCGCCTGCCGTCAGGCGCTCGATGTCGTCAGGCGTCAGAGTGACGCCCGTCCTGTCGATGGCACTGTCGACCAAATCCTCGATCTTCCCCAGCCTATCGACCCAGTCGTTGTGCCGAGAATGCGCAGGGTGCGCAGCCTCGCTGTCGTCCATGATCGCGTGCATGATCTCGACCTGACGGTCCCTGCTCAATGGCAGGCCGTCATCTCCACGCCTCGACGGCAGCCTCACAGATAGAGACCGCAGCGCGGGGTAGAGATCCTCAGCCGATCTGATCTTGTCGATCAGCTCATGGTCCGTCGCCTGATTCCAAGACGTCAGCGACAGCGGGCCGCGCTCTCCGTCGCCCCTCTTAATCTGATCGATCGGAAATTTAGACAGCGGGACGTCGCCGATCAGGCTGTAGCCCGGTGTCCCCGGCCAGCAGATGTAGCCGGTGCCGCCGGCCTTGATGTCGACGCCGGGTGCAAGCTGCGCCGGGAACCGGATGCCGGGGATGTGCCGGAACAAAAAATGGAGCCCGCCGCTGCGCGTCGAATGGCAGCGCGTCTCGATCAGCCACGAAGCGTTGTCGTCGCGCCACTGGTGGACGTGCGGTCCCTTCTGTAAGTCGACGTCGACGCACATCAGGCCGCTCATCTCGCCCATCGGCACGGCGATCTCCTGCGCACGCCGATGTGAGAACAGCTCGATG